GTGTTCTCTTGCCTACAAAAAAACGCCCCCCCTTGGCTAAATTGCACTTGTAACAGGCACTTAATAAGTTCTCATCATTATCTAGCCCACCAAGCCTTCTAGGGATCACATGATCAACTGTGTCTGCTTCCTGCCCACAGTACTGGCAGATGAACCCATCACGTCTGAGTATCCGCTCTCTAATAGAACGCCATTGTCTTGTAGATCCTGTTGATCTTAATGCACTCTTACTCAATACCATCCCTTAATCTTATGATGTTGTAATGCGTTACAAGGATTACTATAACGCTTTTTAATATATTTAAGTTGCCAATCAATTTGTTTATATCCATCAACTGTTGCTAACCATTTAGATCTACCTTGAGGAATACCATGATGACTACCATTCTTAGCCTTTGGGTTCCATCTTGATTCTTTGTAGTTTAATTCATCTAAACAATAAAACTGTTCTACATTGTTTAACTGAATAAAAGCCCATTGTCTGTAATGATTAGTTCTATCTACTGAAGCAACGGAATCATCTTGTAAAAGGCTCATGTTCAAGACTATGAACAGAGGTATCACCAAACCAAACCTTGCGATCTTTCTGCTTCGCAGATCGCCCTTTCGCTCTGAAAGCGAATTTGCGTTTAAGGGTAGCATACGCTTCCAAATCGTTCGGCATAACCGCAGGTCAGACGGCGTGGCGTTCATATAGACATCCATCCTATGTATTGTGCATCCGGATTATCAAGTAGCCATTGTTTACGCAATTGGTTCTGATAAGCCCAATTAATTTGATGCGTTATTTCGTCATGATCAGCGCACATGTATGGCACTCCTTATCTGCAAACATCCATGATCCGCATTTAATGCAGCGCATTACAGGTTCCTGAGTGTCAGTAGCCTCTGCTATATTCTTAGTTCCAACTGCGCAACATTTTAAGCATTGATACACTCTAAAGCCATCGGCCTCTGGGTATCCATCTAGCCATTCAAATTCAGTATTGGCTGAGCAGAAATTGCATCTAAAATTAACCATCTTTACCAGCCCAGCCAGTACCTTTGAAAATTGTTGGAACTGCAACATAAACCCTTCGTAAAGGCGTGTTGCAAACTTGACATTGAGGGATTTCATGATCCATTGGTAATTCCAATATAATCAGCGTTCCCTCAATATCACAGGCATAGTCGTAATTAGGCATGATACGGAATCCTGTTTATTGTGTGGCAGGAATAGCATCGAAGCAGATCGCCCTCATGAAGTAATCTGTCATCGTTGCATAGATCGCAAGTAACTGTTGATGGCTCTACTCTGATTCCGTCATCCGTAAAGGTGGCAGTTAAGCCGGAGCCATCAATTATTTGTAATTCACCCATTTATTCACCTCCTTCAAAATACCATTTCCCATTGGCAGTAAGTTTCGCCCATTTGGGTTCACATGCTTTGGCTTTGCAAACATATCCATAATATGGCTTACCTCCTTTAGAAATTCCCTCTTTAAGAATATGACCATGTTGGCACGCCGGTGGCTCATTTGGTATTGATGCCGCTATTTGATCGACGACTTCACCAACAGACCACACAACAGGATCAGCAGGTTTGTCCGCTGCAAAACTATCTCTGAGGATTGTTTCGATTTGTGCAGACTTAGATCCGGCCTTTCCATACATATTTTGCCGACTTTCTAACTTATCCTTAAATGATGGATTGGATTCAACTTTCCGCATATCATCTTTGGTTGCAGTCTTGTCAGATCCTTTAAGTAGAATTATTGCCCTACCAAGGCTGGAAGTTGCAGTATCCTCAACATAAAACTTTTTCATGTTGGGAATGTAAGTTTCTCTTGATCCAAAGGCTATGTTGCTTACCGCTGGAGATGTATCTTTAGCATCTCGCCAAAGAGTTGCCTGAACCAAGATATAACCTTTCTCAGCATCATGGCTGATTACTGATATATCTGATCGACCCATTGGGTAGTTGCTGATAAACCATTTGTTTAATGTGGCAACATCCTCATAATCCTCTAAATTAAATGCCATTATTAGTCCTCCCAATTTTCATCTTGGACTGCATCGAGTACTGTCTTATAGACAGACCCATAGGCGATGAAGTCTTTGATACTGTCGTGATGATCTGGGGTTTCACTAAGCCTAGAAACCTTGACCAATGCCATACATAACGCAGCCTGATGTGGTGTGATAGGGAAGTCGAGATATGCAGACCAAAGACCTGCAATTCGTTTGTGGTTATAGTAAGGATGTCCGTACACGCTTCCACGCTGTTGAATCGTAGTAATGACCTCATCTAACAACTGCTCAGTTTTTGTCATAATCAAAAACTTCATCTGATTGCTGCTTAATGTTAATCATTCTGCGGTGCATATCCCAACCCATTGCCCTGCCACGCCAATAGCCCCGATTGTAAATTTCGGTTTGCCATAAATTAACTGCGTAGGCCAATAAGCCTGTTGCTATCATGAACCATAAAATGGTTACTCCATTGATTTTCATTTCGTTGCCCACTCCCTTATTTGTTTAGGCATCGCAACCGGATTTCGGTCATCGATTACTGTATAGGTTGCTCCTGACGGATGAACTGATGGTGCAGCAGCAACATAACCTTTCCATTTGATGTCAATACCATCGTTTAATTTACCTCTAAATACATCAGATTTGTTGGCTGTGTAATAAAGGTGTAAGCCATCGCCGGTTTGAACTGTATATGTTGATTCAAACTCAGGCAGTAACTTGCCACCATTTCGATAGTCGATGTCAAATACAACCAAGCCTGATTGATAACAGGCTATACCAATGTTGATATTTTCATCATAATCAAACCAAAAGTTGATTAGGTTTTGATCTGTTGTGGCTGATAAATAAGCCCTTTGAGCCAAGTCGAAGTGCGGATCTTTTTTGCGTGGCAACAATGGCAAAACTGCCCATCCTCGCTGTGCATAATCTAAGGCTTGGCCTCGATTACTTGTATCTACTAACATGTCGCTCCCTACATATCCACAGTATCTCTGTGAATACACAAAGTTTGACCTAAATCAAGTCTTTTATCTACCTGATCTCCGGCGTGTTTTATAACGATTAGATAACGCCAAGATCCTCAAATTCATCGATATGATCATCAATCGTGCGGTCGTTATAGTCTGTTTCACGCCCCATAATACCTTTTATTGTATCGGAAGGATCCGTCATGGTTCACAGGCACTAGTTCGACTGAATGACCGCCTTTACCAAAAGAAATCACTACGAATCCCATATTCCAATCGGCTGAGGCATATTTGAGATAGGAGGCTTTGTTTTTCATGTCCATAAGGTGTCCTGCCTCAATGCCCCAAATCGTTGAATAACGGCCGTTTAAGCCTGTTTGGTGCCTTGTAGCACCCTGCCTATGGGTGTGGCCACAAACCACGCTGTTACCCCACTTTTTAGCCAGATTTAGAGCAGTTATACCTGCATGCTTAGACATAACCCCTTCATCACCATGAGCCAAGAAAAAACCACGCTCAAACTCATAGGCTCGCTTATGGAATCTAATGCCAAGATCTGAGTACGCCATAAACTTTTCAAAGACTAACTCAGGCAATCCTAGGAGCGATGGTGCGCCTTTCAGTAATGTGGTAAATAATCTATCAGTATGGTTTGATCTGATGATGTCGGTTGTGCCTAGGTCAAAAAGAATGTCTTGGGCAATTGTTCGCTCTTGATCTAATGTTTCTGTAAATTCAGTTTTAGTTCCCTTTACCCAACGGCTTTGGGAAGTCATATCAAGTTCATCACCAACATTTAGTACAAAATCAAACTTTTCGTGTTTGCTCATTTTAATTAAATTAGATACTGCTTTTGGGTGATGTAGTGGAATTTGGAGGTCAGGCGTGATCAAGTACCTTCGGTTGGCTTTAATCGTCATCCTCATCGTCAGTTGGATCTATGGATGGGATTATCCCACCATCGCCCACAATCCAATCAGGGAAAGTCTTATGTTCGGTCATCAACCAAAAAGCATGCTCAGGTGTGAATCCTGCTTTTCTGGCTGCTTTGTAACATTCGTGCAAAGCCATGTAATGCTGATCTATTTTGCTTAATGGCTCAGGAGTTTGGCGAACGACACGACGATTGATCTTTTTGCGTTTGATAGGTTTTCGAGTGTTCGCCATAACAAAAATTATCGCTTACTGATTAAGACAAACAGATCATCGACACGCTGTTCAAGTCTTGTAATTTGATCCTTTATACTGCTTCCAGAATTAGGTTTCAATTCTTGCAAGTAAGATTTAATAACCCAGCGCAGACCCAGCAATAAACTTGTAGATACGGCGGATACGCCAACGGCTATACCAACCCATTCGTTGGCTGTCATTTCGCATTAATTCCATAATCAGCCTCTTTGCCGGACTTTGGATCAAGTGCTTTAGCAATAGGTGCAACAACCGCTCCAAGCAGGGTTGCGTAGGCTGGATGAATGTCTGCCACGATAGCGAGTGCAACAGTAATTCCTGAAGCAGCAACCGCTCTCATATATGACTTGATTGCAGCCTTGTGTTTGTTAGATAGTTTCATGCGTTGCCTCCTAGTAGTGGGATATGAAAGAAATCTGAATTCTTATCTTGATCTTTCTTAAAACTTACATGTATGTGATGATTATGAGGATTGCCCTTATATTTACGCCAACGCCATCCAAGTATAGGTGATGCAATTTTTGACTGATGAATTACATAACTGATGCGACCATTGGTTTTCCCGTATGATCGAATTTGATCTGCCAAATATGCTGAAAGCCCTTTGTCGTCAGAAAGCCGACTGTCAATATCAATTGCTCTGACAACATTTCCTGCTGTGGCATCGGGGTTGTGATCACTCTTTCGTGTGCTATGTCTAGCATCACCAATCCACCCATCAGATTTACGCAAACGCTCTGGGAAGGAATCATCGATCTGCTCACGCAACTGAACTGCTGCTTTAGACAACCAAGGTTTCATCAGGACAAAAGAAGTTTTGCTTCATCCTCAGTCATGCCTAAACGCTCAAGGAGTTCAGCCTTAGCCTGAGCCTTTGCTTCAATTTCTGCTAATGCTGTTGCTTGCGCTTCTTGATCTGCCTCATATTGAGCAAATTCTGTATCGGTCATTTCCCTATCAATAACTTCATCTGTTTCTGTGTTATGTATTCTAATTGTTGGATTACTCATATTATTTTACTCCATATACTAGAACTTGACCGCCACTAAAATTGCCTGAAGGTGAAATAAAAGTTATATT